TATAATGTATGCTTAGCCAATTAAGCTACACCAGAATATTTCTTATTGTTTTTATAAAGTATCATATATTTTGTACTATGTCAAGAACAAAATATTTGTAATAATATTAAATAATTATGGTAGGGGGATGCTAGAATCAAACTGGCCACACCACGAATCCAAATCGCAGTCGACATCTTGCCATTATCCCCTATATTTTTTATGGTGGGATCAGAAGGTAACGATCCTTCGTAGATCGGGTAAGAACCGACTATTCTACCATTGAATTATGATCCCTAGTGGTGGGTCCAGAAGGTAACGCTCCTTCATCTACTGGTTAAAAGCCAGTTGTTCTGCTATTGAACTATGAACCCACAAAACAAAAAAGGTGAAGATACTTTATATGTATTCTTCACCTTTTAATATTAGTATATTTTATATTAAATGATTAGAATACAGTTGCTCCTTGTGGTATAAGTACCTTGTGTTTAAATATATTATTATTCGGTTTTAATATTTTCATCATTTTTATTCTCTCAATCTATTTATATTTTATCATTTGTTTTTAAAATAATATCTTCAATATTAATTAATTTCATATTAACATGTTTCTGTATCCATTCATTACCTGTTAATTGTTTAGGCATGTTATTTTGAATATATTTATCATCATAATAACAATCATGTTTTATTGAATCAGATATTTGCTGAATCATAAAATCTTTTAATTTTATATGGTCTGATGTTGGTGGTTGCCATTCATTTGCTTTTTTAAGCATATACTGATATTTAATAAGCAAATCTTTATTCTTTTTTATTCTTTCTTTTGTTGTTAATGGATGCGGAGGGCGGAATCGGACCGCCGTATTATGGCTTATGAAACCAAATGGTTTTCCAAAACTCTCCGCATTATCACCATCCAATAGCTTTTGAAATCTCTGGTGTAAATCCACCAAGCTCATTAAATCTTTTTTCAAATACTCTATAAAACGGTTTTGTTTTATCAAAATATGGATGACCTGATGGAGCAAATCTCCATAAAGAAGCCATTTGCATTTGAGTCATATTGTTTATTGTTTCTATTTCTTTATCGGTCATAATATCCTTTTAATAATTTATGGTAGGGATAAAAGAAATCGAATCTTTATTACAGCGTTATCGGCACTGTGTTCTACCATTGAACTATATCCCCTCATTTAAGCTAATTCTGGATCATTTACTATATCGTATTTAGGACATTTTATATTTTTATTAATTATAATATAATCGTTATTAGATATTTTGTCAAATGTTTTATTTCTTAATTTATTATCATCAAATGTCCATTCTTCATCACAACCTTTAAATTGTATTGTTGGTTTATCTTCATTAGAAGGCAACCATTTATATCTTTCTTTACTAATAGAAACACATAAATTAATATTAACAGGATTATTATATATTTTATCTCCATTAATATCCTGTACCCATGAAATAGGAGGTCTAATAAAATTACTGTTCATTTTTATCCTCTATTATGTTAAATTTATTTTTAGCTTCTTCTAATGCTTGAATAAATCCTGTTATATGCTCTTTATCATTAAATAATATATCAGCCTGCATTTCAAGATAACCGCCAAATATTAATACAATACCATCTCTTAATCGTTCCCAAATTCTTTTATACCAAGAACTTGCATTATAATAATTGTTCCAATATAATTTCTTTTCAATCATCATAGTAATATCATTTATTTCTCTATCATATTCTAACCATAACGTAAAATCATGATCTTGATCACCACATGCACACGCTATTCTATAAAATATAGTATCATGGTATTCATCCATTTTCATTACTTTATAAGATAATTTATTCATTTTAATCTTTAACCTTTTTATTATAAAATTTTTTTCTTTTTTTCTTTTTTTCTTTTTGCACAATAGTATAATGTTCATAACATTTAACATATTCACCACCATGAGTTTCTCTGCAAATACCTTCACATTTACCATTATCTACTGAACACAATTCTTTTATTTCCATTATTCTCCTTTATACAATTATTAAATTATCCGATCCATATTTATATCTATAATATTTTTTTATTGTATCTTCAGTACCGCCTGTTCTATCTGGTGAAACGCATGCTATTAATATATCTGACATTTTTGCTATATCAGTATTTCTTTTATACCCTGCTGATATTCCATTTTTAGTCCACAGAGCAGGATACCATATAGTTTTGGTGTTATATTGTTCTGATAATATCACAGCAAATCTATCAGCACCTTTAGAACATAATCCAGAACATATAGTATCACCTTTTTGATAAACTTTTAGAAAAGCATTTTTAACACTTTCAAATGATATACTATCATCTCTTTTTCTTGATCCAACAATACCAATTACTTTAGACATTTTTTTATTTATCCTTTTTGGTTGCGGTGCAGCAGGCGATATAGGTTTACGTTTTAAATTCTTTTTGTTCTAATGCAATATTCCTTTGTATGACCACCCTCATTGTTTATAAGGTATCATAAAAATTATATCATGTCAAGATAAAAATAAGATTTTGGAGCTGAGTATGAGAATTGAACTCATATCATGTGATTGGCAACCACATATACTACCATTGTACTAACCCAGCATGGTGGCATGTCAGGGTATCGAGCCCTGCATTCCTCAGATATGAACCGAAAATGGTGCCCAGACCCCATGCCATAATTAACTTTTTTTCTTTTTTATCACCTTATTTTTATCACCATATATAACCCATCCTAAAAGAAAAGCAAATGGACCAATACAAGATATAATAATAGCTAATATTCTATTTTTTGATGTAAAATCAAACTCTTTTGTCCACCAATAAACAAAACTTTGATATCCAGATGCAAACCATAAAAATACTAATAAAAAAAATAAAAATAACATATTATCTCCTTTCTTTAATATACTATAAAATTTATATTATGTCAATAAATATTTTTTGGAACCCCTGATGGGACTCGAACCCACATTAAATCTCGCTTTAGAAGAACGATGCCAATCCATTCGGCTACAGGGGCTTAATACTTTGATTAAAAATATCTTTAAGTGCATCTATTGCTTTTGTTGTAATCATATAAGTTGTTTTTTTACCATCTATATATCCTATAATAGATATTATAACAGCACATCCTGATATATATAATATGTTCAATAATGAAAGATCACATAATATACAGTTTATTAATATTGATGTTAATAGTAAAGAAATTATTATTTTATACATTTTTATCCTTTATGGAGGTAGGGATGGGATTTGAACCCATAGGGCTATTACACCCGACTGATTAGCAATCAGCTCCGATACCATTCTGGCACCCTACCATATTATTTTATTTGACCTATAACACTATCACCTTTAAGACCAACAGGCTCATATATTGAAAATCCTAAAAAATAAACAGGTGCAACAATAGACTCACTAAATATAATACTTAATACTATATTACCTGTAATTAATTCATATTGAATATCAGAGTTCTTTTTATCTGATTTATTAATTAAGCCGTAAGTATCATATTCTATACCATTAATTACTTTGGTATCACCACATCCTGTAATAGATAAGAATGTACACACAAACATTAAGCATACTACAAATAACATAATTTTTTTTAAACATCTTATTCTCCTTTTAATTTTAAATGGCGGATTGCCAAGGAATTGAACCCTGATCATCTGGATTGGAGTCAGATATACTACCATTGTACTAACAATCCATGTGGTGGGAATGGAAGGAATCAAACCTTCTTGATCGCTAAGGATACGAGATTTACAATCTCGCCAATCTTCATAACTGTCTACACTCCCAAATTTTATTTTCTAACTTTTGTCCATTGTGGAACACTATATCCTATAAGTATCTGTTTTTCATATCCATTCTCAAATGCTGCTTTATTAATTTTTAAAGTAACATTTGAAACCATAAAAGTTAAAACGCATATGCCAAATATTATATAAAATATTGTATAAGTCCAAAATCTATCATGTGAATCCATTTTATTTTTCCTTTTTTATTTTATTTTATTTATACTTTATACTTTATATTATATAATGTCAACATAAATATTTTTATTTTTGGAGCCAGCAGAGTGGAATCGAACCCTCATTAAATGCTTACAAAACATTTTTATTACCATTATAAGATACCGGCTTATTTTTATACTATATATAATATATATATGATTGTCAACATTTTTATTTATAAAATATCTGTTTACAATAAGATTATAATGAAATATATTTAAGACTATGGAGATATATTATGACAAATAAATTATCAGAAGAATTTAATGTAACTAATATCATTGATGAAGATATCATAGAACATGTAACACCACAAACAAATAATCCAGATAGTATTATAATGAACAATATAGATAATGCTAATACTGTATTAGATAAAATTATAACTGAATTAAATAGTGGTAATTTTTCAGCAAGATTAGCTGAAGTTGCTGGTCAACTTGTTAATGCTGTTACGACAGCGACAGAAAAAATCTATATGAAAGGGTTTAATATAGAAACTTTACAAATTAAAAAAAGTATGATACATTTAAAAGAAAGGGAATTAGAACTAAGAAAATTAATTAAAAATAGAGATAATAAAGAACCTAATGAAAAAATTATAGTAACAGATAGAGAAACGATTTTAAAAATGTTGGAAAATAAAAAGGTCAAAAAATTAATAGATTGCACAAATGAAAGGAGTTTAGATAATGATGAATAACGACTTTAGACAAGTTATTTTGGATCAAAGAAAAAATGATATTAAAGAATTATGGCAAGGAAATTGTATTGATTATCTTTATAAGGTAAAAAAGAATCCTGAAATATCACAATTATCAGCAGCAAGAATATATAATATTTTAGCATCACAGGGGTCATCAGATCTTGATGATACATTAAAAATTACTGGATATGAAGATTTGGTAAAATATGATTTCTTTGATAATAAGATTTTTGGTACTTATGAACCTATCCATGATATTATGAGATTTCTTAAAGCTTCTGCTCGTAGAACAGAAACAGGTAAAAGAATATTAATACTTGTTGGTCCTGTTGGTTCTGGAAAGAGTACAATAGCTAATCTAATTAAAAAGGGATTAGAAAACGATACTGTTCCTAAATATACTATCAAAGGTTGTCCTATACATGAAGAACCTTTACATCTTATTCCTGAAAAGGATAGACCTTGGTGGGAAGATCAACTCAATATTAAAATTGAAGGTACTTTATGTCCTGTATGTCAAATGAGATTAAAAAATGTTCGATGGGAAGATGTTGAAGTTGAGCAAATTAAATTCTCAGAACAACAAAGAACTGGTATTGGTACATTTCAGCCAAGTGATCCAAAGTCTCAGGATGTTTCAGAACTTATTGGCAGAATTGATATGAGTAAAATGACACGTTATGGTGAAACTGATCCTAGGGCATATCAGTTTAATGGTGAACTACAAGTAGCTAATGGTGGTCTTATTGAATACATTGAAATCCTTAAAGCTGATATTAAATTTCATTATGTTTTAATTACAGCTGCCCAGGAACAAGTTATTAAGGCACCGGGATTTCCACAGATGTATATTGATACACTCATTTTAGCACATACAAATCAAACTGAATATGATACATTTAAATCTGATAAGAAAAATGAGGCATTACATGATAGAATGTATCCAATAAAAGTGCCATGGAATCTTAAAATAGATGATGAAGTTAAAATCTATGAAAAAATGATTGCAGAGAGTGATTTCAGAAATATTCATATAGCACCACATACATTGAAGATAGCTGCAGAATTTGCAATATTAACAAGACTTACACCATCAACAAAAGTATCATCACTTATTGAAAAGATGAAAATCTATAATGGTGAAATTACTGAATCTATGAGAAAAGAAGATGTTGATGTTAAATCTCTTAGATCAGAGGGTAAGGCTCAAGATGAAGGAATGTCAGGTATTTCACCAAGATTTATTATAAACGCTTTAAATATAGCTCTTGGTATGAAAGAGGACAAAAAATGTATAAATCCTATTGATATTATAAGAGCATTAATGTCAAATTTTAATCATCATATAGGTATCAGTACAGAAGATAAAGATAGATATATTGGAATGATTACAAGTGGTAAAGATTCTGTAAGTTCTGAATATAAAGACATTGCCAAAAAAGAAGTTAATAAAGCATTTTTGGAAGCATATGAAGAACAAGCTCAGTCTTTATTTGACAATTATATCTTAAATGCAGAAGCGTTTTGTAAAAAAGATAAACTTATTGATTCAATAACAGGTGAATATAGTAATCCTGATGAAAAACTTATGCGACAAATTGAAGAATATATAGGAGTTCCTGTAAATTCTAAAAATACGTTTAGAAATGGTATCTTTGTATATAAAGCATCTAAACTTGAAAAAAATGAACCATTTACATTTAATGATTATGAACCATTAAAAGAAGCTATTGAAAAGAAATTAATATCAGACCTTAAAAATATAGTATCATTGACTATAGCTGATAAATCAAATGATAGTAAAAAAGTTAAAGCAAGACGAAAGAGTGCTATTAACAGACTTAAAAAGATGGGATATTGTGATGAATGTGCAAGTGTTCTTTTATCATTTGTCGGTGAAACAATTAGACGTGAGGGATAATTTTAAACAATTATGTAAACCACTTAACTTTGAGGATGCTATTAATAAAGGACAACTTTATAGAATAGCATTTTCAAAGGAAAATATAGATAAGTTAAAATTAATTTTAACTAAACTAAACAAAACTGTAAAAGAATTAAATTTAAAACCAACATGGAAATGTAAATGTGGTTGGAAATCAACATGGTATATAAATAAAAATAAATTAACATTAAATCAATATATACCATTACTTGTAACAGATATGACTTCAAAAAATATTAAATGGTATTGTCCAAATTGTAAAAAAATTAACAGAATAGTTTAAAGGTTATAAATTTGAAACTTATTGATAATATTAACAATTTTTTCAAAAAAAAATTCAGAATTGTTAATACAAATGATTTATTTAAAATTCAATCTAAAATGTGGTATGCCTCATGGGAAGATGAGGCATACCGTTTGAATGGTACTAATGTATTTAGTTTATATGAAAGTGATAGATGGCTTGATATTAGAGAAGTATATGAAAAATTATCTAACAATAGAATAACATATAATAAAGAGTAGGTATAATATGACAATAGTTCATCATGAAAATTGGGATTTATCAAATAAAGGAAAAAAGGATATTGAAAGACATCAACAAAAAATTGATAATGTCATTCGTAAAAATATTAAGAATGTTATAGGTGAAGAAACTATAATCACTAAAAGACATGGTAAAAAAATAAAAATTCCAATAAGAGGTCTTGAAGATTATAAGTTTATATATGGTTTTGATAATAAAAAATTAGGTGGTATAGGTCAAGGCAAAGGTAAAGAAGGTGATGTATTTAAAAAATATCCTGTTAATAATGGGCCTGGTAATATAGATGGCTCTGATTATATTGAAACAGAAATTGATATTAATTATATAATAGATTTAATGTTTGAGGATTTAGGATTACCATATATTGAAGAAAGAACTAAAATTGAGCAAGTAATTCCAAAAGGTTGGAAATTTAATTCTATAACTAAAACTGGTATTAAATCAAGAATACATAAACATAAAACATTAAAAGAATCAATTAAAAGAACTTTGATGTATGTTAAAGAAATTATTAGTGAAACTGGATGTACTGAAGATATTGCTAATAAAGCTCTTATACAATCTAAAGGTGATTTAGATAAAGCTATTAATATTGTTAATAATAATGAAGTGTGTGATGATATACAAGATATGATTTTTATTGAAGATGATGATTTAAGATATAAACAGATAGAAGAAGATGTTGAATATCATAGTAATGCAGTTGTTATCGCGATGATTGATACATCAGGGTCTATGGACATTAATAAAAAATATCTTGCTCGATCTATGTTGTTTTGGCTTACCGAATTTCTTAAAAAGACTTATAAACATGTTAATATTAAATTCATTACACATACAACTGATGCTAAGGTAGTTGATGAAGAAGTATTTTTTAAAAAAGGTGAATCGGGTGGGACTAACTGTCATACAGCATTTGATTTAGCTGACCATCTTATAGAAACTGAATTTCCTGTTAATGAATGGAATGTCTATTGCGTATATGTAGGTGATGGTGAAGATTGGGAATCTGAAAAAACAATAAATTCTGTTAATAAACTTCTTAACAGAAAAATAAATATGTTAGCTTATTGTGAAACCAATCCTGATGATATAGGTGGATATCCATCATATAGAACTTTATTAGATAGTTTTAGAAATCGTTTTAATTTCAAAATAAGAACTGAAAATGGTAATAATTATTATAAAAATGATAAAAAACATTTTTTGGCATGTAGGATTGATAAGAAAGAGGATATATATCCTTGTTTAAAACATATTTTATTTACAAAGGATCAATAATGAATAAATCAGATTTACATAGACTTATAAAAATAGAAGACCGTATTAAAGAAATTATGGTACAAAAAGGCTTAAAATTTGATGAAGTTGAATTTGATATTGTACCGCCAAAAAAGATGATTGAAATAATGGCGTATAATTCACCATCTAATATAAGTAACTGGAAATTTGGCAGAAATTATGAAAGACTTAAAACTATTTATGATAACGTATCATCACATAGTTTACCATATGAGGTTGTAATTAATTCAGATCCACACAGAGCATATTTGATGAATAACAATACTTTAGCAGTTCAAGCTCTTGTAATATCACATGTTTATGGGCATGTTAATTTTTTTACTGAAAATAATCTATTTAAAAATTCAAGGCGTGATATTATTAATATATTAAGTTCAGCCAATAAAAGATTTATAGAATATGAAAAACTTTATGGTACTGATGATATTGAAAAAATTATAGATGCTGGTCATGCCTTACAATTACACACTAATATTTTTGATAATGATGAAACAGAAGATGAAAAAAGACTTAGAATTTATAATCATCAAAAAAAAATGGATAGACCTATCAGCTCTGAATTTAGTGATATCATTATAGATGATAAACATAATAAATATAACATAGAAGCATATAATAACAAGTTATGGAAAAGTCTTAAAGCTATATCACCTGTTGAACCTACAGAAGATATTTTAAGATTTGTTATAGATAATTCAAAGATATTAGATGATTGGCAAAAAGATATTCTTGAAGTATTAAGAATAGAGGGTCAATACTATTGGCCTAATATAAAAACAAAATATATGAATGAAGGATATGCTGTATATACACATGAACAGATTATGGACCAATTATTTAGAGAAGGTCATTTAACAGCATCTGAACATGGTCAATATAATTATAGTAATTCACTTGTAAAAGCTTTTAATAGAGAAACCATAAATCCTTATCTTATTGGTTCTGTAATGTGGTATGATATAAAGGATAGATGGGATAAAGGTCGGTATGGCAGTGATTGGAATGAATGTGATAATGTAAAAGAAAGGGAATTATGGGACACCAAAGAAATGAATGGTGCTAAAAAAGTAGATGAAGTAATGCGATCATATATGGATTGGTTCTTTATGAATGAATTTTTAACACCAGATATTATTGATAAATCAGATTTATATGTATATGAAATAATTCAGAAAAATCATTCAGTTGAATATGTTAGGACGGGTTATACAATAGAAGAAGTACGGGAAATGATTATATCAAGTTTTGCTAATAAATCAATTCCAAAAATATCTATTATTGATAGTAATTATAATAAAAACGGTACTTTATTAATGAATCATAGTTTCAGTACCTTACCACTTAATAAAATATATGCTAAAGAAACAATGAAGCATATTAAAAATATTTGGGGTAGTGATATACATTTAAGAACAAAAAATTCAGACGGTACAAAAGATGTGTTTTTAAAAATATAGAGGAAAGTGGTAATTAGATCACAATATGCCCCTTAATAAGCACAAAATTACGGATTGCGGGGCCGGTAATTTAAATCCGTTTAATATGAGACCGGAAAGCTTATGCAGGATAGAACCTGCTTCCTCTATAATTTTTAAAAATATAACAAAACTTAAAATTTATCCTCTTATTATATAAATATAGTAGAGGATAAATTATGTCAATTAAATATAATGAATTTGTTAAAAAGCCATTAGAAGAATATCAATATTCTAAAAATGAATTATTAGAGCTTAGTTCATGCTCTGATAATATAAAAATTTTTTACAAATATGTTAAGATAGTCCATCCAGATAAAGGTCTTATAACCTTTAATCCCTATAATTTTCAGAAAAAAATCCTCAAAACTGTTGATCTTAATAGATTTACTGCTATATTATGCTCTCGCCAAGCCGGTAAAACTGTGGTAATGTCAGTTTATGCATTACATTATGCTATTTTTAACGCTGATAAGTATGTTGGTATCGTATCTAACAAACAAACATCTGCTATTGATATTTTATCCCGTATTAAAAGAATGTATGAAGAACTTCCTGTATGGATAAAACCTGGTGTAAAAGAATATAGTAAAACATTTATAGCGTTTGATAATGGTACTAAAATAACTGTATCAGCAACAAGTGCTGATGCTTTTAGAGGTAGAACACTTAACCTTTTAATTGCTGATGAATTAGCATTTGTTAGAAAGGGTATTGCAGAAGATTTTTGGGCTGCCAATTATCCTACTATATCAACATCTACTGAAGCAAAAATTATTATTATTAGTACACCGAATGGTATGTTCAATTTATTTCATAAACTTTATTCTGGTGCTGATAGAAAAGAAAACACATTTATACCACTGAAATTTACATGGAGAGATGTACCAGGTAGAGATAAAAAATGGGCTGATGAGCAATTAAGAAATTTAGGTGAAACTAAATTTAAACAAGAGCAAGAAGTTGAATTTTTGGGTAGTGTTAGAACTGTTATAGATACTAACATATTAGAATCATTATATAATATGACTTTTGAACCACTTCTAACTGATCTTGATGGTGCATTTAAGATACTTGAAAAACCAGAACTTAGTGCAACATATATTATTGGATGTGATGTAGCAAAAGGTACTGGTGAACATTCATCTACAATGCAAATATTAAAAGTACAGAGTGTTAAACCAGTTAAATGTAAACAAGTTGCTGTATTTGATAGTAATAAAATAGATGTTTATGGATTTTCAGATATTATTAATAGGACATCTTATTATTATAATAATGCTTATATCATGTGTGAAAATAATGCAGAAGGTGCTGCTGTAGTGAATAGATTATGGTGGGATTTTGAAAATAGTAATCTAGTCAATTCTGGAAGTAAACGAAAAGATCTTGGTATACGAGCATCAAGAGCTTCTAAACCAAAAGCTGTATTATTAATGAAAAGGCTTATAGAAGATGGTTCTATTGATATATTTGATATAGAAACTATAAATCAATTAGGAGCTTTTATTGAAAAAAATAAAAAGTATTTTGGTCAAGGATATCCTGATGATTTAGTATCTGGTCTTTATTGGGCATGCTATTTTTTTGAGATGAATATCTTAGAAGATGGTTTTGAATTAAGAAAAACAAAAAAAGAAGATGATGGGTGGGGAATACTATCTGATGTTGATACTAAAGAAGATTGGTCATGGGTTACTGATGGGTCTTCAATGGTTGGATAAATAAAGGAAATAAGATGATTAAAAAAGAATGGAAAGAACTAACAGGGATTACTAATACTTTAGCACATGATTTATCCCTTGATGAAAAAATTAACATTGAAGATATGACTTGTAACGAATTAAAAATATTATATAAACATGATAATGGATTATTATATAATAATGCTTTCTTTAATGATAATACTAATATAGGATATGTTAATCCTAAAAAAATAACTAAAAGTATTTTAACAGCTAATAATTTTGGTGGAAAAACATCTAAATGTAGAGTTAATTTTTATTATAACATGATACTTAAAAATAATATACTTGATGGTGATTGGGATATAAAAGATATTATTAATACACCATCAATCAGTTATAAAAATAAGGAAGTAATAGCTTTAGAAAAAAGTATAAAAGAAATAGGATATAAATCACAAAAAGAATTGGGTAAAAGTAATAGTGAAGTAGTTATAGCTATTGGTAGAAATGGTGAACTTTTACATGTTGATGGTATACATAGATTACGAGTTGCAATAAAATATAATATTGAAAGAATACCTGTGATAATTGTTTTACGACATAAAAACTGGATACCAATAAAAGATGATATAATAAAAAACATACATAATTTAAAACGATCTATACTATATCAACCTATAACACATCCGGAATTTTCTGAATTTAAATCAGCTTATGATCATTATAGATATGATGTTATAAAGAAAAATTTAACATTAAAAAAAGGAACTCTTTTAGATATTGGATCATGTTATGGGTATTTCTGTAATAGATTTGAAGAATCTGGATTTAATTGTACTGCTGTTGAAAATAATAGTACTTTTGCTTATATGATAAATAAATTAAAAAATATAAATCAAAATACATTTAATATTATTGATCAGTCATTATTTAGCATGAAAGAAAAAAAATTCGATATTGTTTTAGGATTAAATGTGTATCAACATTTTATGAAAGGAAAATCAAAAATGAAACAATTTATAAATTATATCAAAACCTTAAAGGTAAAAGAACATTTTATACAAGTTCCTGAATATTTAAAAATAGAAGATTCAGATGATATAATGTCATTAGATTTTATTACTATGATTATAAAATACGGTAATTTAAAAAACATGATTGAATTACCATCTAAAAGCAGAAAAATGTATAAATTATTCTAGAAATTAAATTATCATAATAAATAAGATAGAGGATTAATATGAAGAAAAGTGATCTAATAGAAAAAATAAAACGAAGATTAGGATATCCTATAGTAAAAATTGAGCTTGATGATATGCAAATAACTGACCATATTGATTATGCAAGGACTAAATTTATAAAATGGGCGGTTGGCCAAGCAACACAAGAATATTACTTTACACAAATGTTAATAGGTGGTCAAGAAGATTATGATATGCCTAGTGGTACTACAAGTATAATTGGTTATGATATATCATCTACTGGTGGTATAAACACTCTGTTTACTATGGAGAATTATCTTTATAATGCTGGTATGTTTAATAGCGTAATTAACGGTGATTCTGGATATAATTTAGTATCATATCATATTGCTAGAGATTTCTTAGATACTGTAAAAAGATATACTGTTGATGCTTATAATTTTAGATATAATCAATTTACTAATATATTAACAATAAATCCTGTACCTCCTACAGGTAGTTCACTTACAGTAAGTGGTGTAACATATGATTCACCAGGTTTTATTCTTATTAGATCATATAAGACTGTTGGTGAAAATGCTGATTTATATGAAAATTTATGGGTACAGGATTATGTTACAGCTTTATGTAAAAAAACTTTAGGTATGATAAGAAGAAAATTTGCTAATTTCACAAGCATTGGTAATACAGGTATAGCACTTGATGGTGATAGCTTAATGTCAGAAGCTGATACAGCTATAGAAAAATTAGAAGAAGAATTGAGACTTGAAGAAACTTTTGAAGGAGGCGAAATTTTAATCGGATAATATTATGAGATTTATCAAATACTTACAAGAAAAATATACAGGAATAGATGGAAGTAGTAATAAATATTCTGTTTATGAAAATCCGACTCCTTTAGATTTTAAAATGGCTTTAGAAGAAAAACCTAAAGTAAAAAGTGTGAGATTTATGGCTGATATAGAATCTAAAAAAATTTGGATAGCAAATGGTGATACAATTCATTTGTGGATGTGGAATGGATGTGTTAAAAAAAATGCTAAAACTAAAAAAGGATATGATGGTCCTGAAATGTTATCAGGTGAAGCTGAAAAAATAGATAATAAATGGTATATGATACGATCTGATAGTATAAAAGAAGATAGATCGGATGATGAAATTAAGGAATTATTTAGTTATAATTGGAAGTGGGTCAATAAATATATTATAGTAGATAATT